CGGGTGCCGCTCCGCACTTTCTCTCTCCCTTCATGCGATATCCGCGCCGTTTCTACTCCCGTGGTGCGGATATCGCATGCTTTCTGGCCTGTTTCTGCGATTTTCGTAGGCACTCCGTCGGATCCCGTTTCGGCACCCGTCGCGCGTTATGCACTCGGCGGGCCCGCGCTATGCACCGACTATCCAGTCATGCACCGGAGCGCATAGACATGCCCTCGCTGGTGGACACGAACCGTTGGAAGTGGAGCGAGCAGCGCAAGCTCGCCCTGGCCCGTGACGGCCGCCGCTGTCAGCTCGGGATCGCGGGCGTTTGCACATTCGTCGCTACCGAGGTCGACCACATCGTGCCGCGCTCGCTCGGCGGCGGGGACACGCTCGACAACCTGCGCTCCATCTGCCACCCGTGCCATCTCGGGCGGGGCATGGAGACGACGACCCACCAGGCACCCCGCCGGTACTCGCTCCCGTCGGCCGTGGTGACCGGCGACTACTCGGTCGGCAATGGCCGTCGCTAGGGCGATCCACCCCGGACGCCCGAGGCATGGCTGTACCAAGCCGCGCGTCGCGCCGCCGACCCCGCCGATGACGCGGGCGTCCAAGGCGATCTTCGCCACCTTCCTCCAGTCGGCGGCCGACCTCGAGATCGAACTCATGGACTGGCAGCTCGTGGCCGCCCGCTACCTGTACGCGCTGGGCCCGACGGAGCGCTGGCTGTACCCCGAGTTCGCGGCGCTCGTCGCGCGGCAGAACGGCAAGACGACGCTGCTCCTGCCGCACATCCTCACCCGGATGCGGATGGGCCGGCGGGTGCTCCACACGGCGCAGAACCGGGAGATCCCGCGCGAGACGCACGAGCTGCTCGCGTCGCACCTCGACGGCAGCCCCGAGGTCGCCAAGGGCGGCATCCGCTGGGCCAACGGGCAGGAAGTCATCAAGTTCCGCAACAGCGGCCGGTACACGCTCGTCGCGCCGCGCCACGGCGTCCGCGGCCACCACGCCGACGACGTCATCCAGGACGAGGTCCGCGAGCAGCGCGACGAGATGCTCCGGGCGGCCATGCTGCCGACGCTCGCTGCCAGTCCCAACCCGCAGACGGTGTACCTGTCCAACGCCGGCGACGAAGAGTCCGTCGTGCTCAACGGGCTCCGGCGCCGGAAGGACGAGCGCGGCCCGCTCGCCTACCTCGAATGGTCGGCCGACCCGGTCCGGTCGCTCGACGACGAGGCGGGCTGGGCCGAAGCGAACCCGGCCCTCGGGCACACCATCTCGATGGACCGCCTGCGCGAGTTCCGCCAGACGCTGACGGCCGCCACGTTCGAGACCGAGCACCTGTGCCGGTGGGTCGTGTCCACCCGCGAGCGGCTGGTCGACGAGTACGCCTGGGACGTGTGCCACGGCGAGGTCCCCGAACCGCGGCGGCCGTTCATGGGCGTCTCGATGGACCCGTCGGGCACCCGCGCATCCGCGGCCATCGCCTGGCAGCTCGAGGGTGGAGATGTTGCGCTCCGGCTCCTGTTCGATGTCGCGGGCAGCCCGATTGACACGGCTGCGCTGGGCAAGGACATGCGCGAGAAGGCACTCCGGCTCGGCGTGGCCGCGGTGGGCTTCGATCCCCTCACCGACGCCGAGCTCGCCAAGTTCTTCCGCAAGTCCGAGCCCATCAGCGGCGGCAAGTACGCCAACGCGAGCGCCCGGTTCGTCACCGCCGTCAACGGTCGACGCATCCGCTGGGACGACGCGCGCCAGGTGACCGAGGACCTGACGTGGACGGCGCGCAAGCCGCACGATGAGTCCGGCTCCTACCAGGCCGTCCGGGCGAAGGACGACCGTCCGATCACCGCCGCGCTGGCGGCCATCCGGGCCGTGTGGCTCGCGTCCGGGCCGAAGCCCGCTGCTCCGAAGGTGATGTGATGGCCCTCTGGGATCGCGTGTCGCAGTTCCTCTCGCTCACGCCGTGGCACGAGCGGACGATCGACCCGTTCGCGCCGGCGCCGACGATGGATCAGCAGCTCGCCGCGCTGCGCGTGTACCAGTCGGCCGCCCGCCCGTGGCGCCTGCCGTCGATCAGCGAGGCACTCGGCGTACCCGCCATCCAGCGGGCCGTGACGCTCATCTCGAACACCACTGGCTCGCTGTCCATCCAGGGCATCCGCAACGGGGCTCCGATGGACGAGACGCCGCGCATCGTCGCCCGCCCTGACCCGTACCAGACGCCCCGCGACTTCTACCGCGACGCCGCCTACCTCATGGCGACCCGCGGCGAGGTCGTGCTCTGGACAGCATCCCGTGACTCGAACGGCGCGGTAACGGCCCTGATCGTCGTGCCACCGGCCGAGCTGACGGTCGAGGACAACCCCCGTAACCGCCTGTTCCCGGTCTACACCTGGGGCCGCGTCAAGTCCACGCGCTACTCAGCCGCCAACCCCGACGGCCAGTTCGTCCACGTCACGTACCTCAAGGAGCCGGGAGCCCTGCGCGGGTCGGGCCCGCTCCAGCTCTCGGGCGCCGCCGCATCGGTGGCCGTCGAGGCCCAGGAGTGGGCGGCGAACTTCTACGCCTCGGGCGGCTACCCGTCGATCCTGCTGAAGTCGGCCCTGGATCTCAACGAGGCCGAGGCCGCGGCGCTGAAAGAGGCGTGGGTCTCGACGCCGACCAACATGCCCAAGGTCATCGACCCGGGCATCGAGGACGTGACCGAGTTCGGCGCCAACCCGCAGTCGGCGCAGATGCTCGAGGCGCGCGAGTTCCAGAACGGCGACGCGGCCCGGATGTTCGGCATCCCGGGCGCGCTCATGGAGTTCCGAACCCCCGGCAGCTCGCTCACGTACCAGAACCTCGCCGAAGTCTGGAACGACTTTGTGAAGGGCTGTCTCGCGCCCAACTACCTCGAGCCCCTCGAGCAGGCGCTCACCGACCTGCTGCCCCGCTCCACCGTGGCACGCTTCTACGTCGAGGGCATCCTGCGCGCCGATATCAAGACGCGCTACGAGGTCTACAAGACGGGTATCGAGTCGGGTGTCCTCGACGTGGCGATGGCGCAGCAGATGGAGGGCATCATCCCGGGCTCGATCGAGACGATGCCGGTCCCGTTCGCCGCGCCGAGTGCCACGCCCGCCTCGCTGCCGTACGAGCGGTCGGGTCCGGTGCGCTGCGACGGGATGCATACCAAGCGCATGTCGGGCATTCCGCGCCTCATGCGCTGCAACCGGCTCCTGGCCGAGCGCGGGCCGTTCGTCGGGACGTGCCCGCGGTGTAAGACGGTGTACGAGCCGCCTGCCGCGCCCGAGCCGAGCGCGGACGACCTCGCCTTCCGCACGCTGGTCGCCAGCGTCGCCGCCCTGGTCGCCCGCGACCCCGCCGCACCGTCCATCACCGTCAACGTGCCCGAGCAGACGGCCAACGAGACACCCGCGATCCTGCGCAGCCTTGCCGAGTCGGTCGCGGCCCTCGCCGCCCGCGAGCAGGCGCCGGCGCAAGTGACGATCGCCGAGGGTGCCGTCCGCGTCGAGTCGCCAATCACGGTCAACAACATTCCGCCCGTTGAGCCGAGCCGGGAAGTCGAGTACGACGAGGCGGGTCGGGTGTCACGGCTGCGGGTCGTACAGGAGGGCGCCGCGTGAAGCTTGCCGACATCGCCGCCCTCAACGCCGCCCACCAGCGGGCTGCCTCCGGGGTCGTGATCGAGGGGCCGCCCGGGCCGCCCGGGCCGCCCGGGCTTGTCGGCCCGCCGGGTCCTGTCGGGCCAGCCGGACGTGGAGGGACGGACGGACGTGACGGGAAGGACGGCGAGCCCGGGGCGGATGCGCCGCTCAAGGTCCGATCGGAGGTGTTCCGCGACAACGCGGGCCGCATCTCCTCGATCACCGACCACTACACCGACGGGACCATCCGCATCCACCAGGTGAAGCGAGCCAAGTCCGGCCTCGTCACCGAGATCGTCGCAATCGACTAGGAGGAGACATGGCAGCAGGCGCCTGGACATTCACGAACGCAGGGCGGACCAACATCCTCGATGCGCTGTTCGACGTGGACAGCGACTCGTACAAGATGGCGCTGTTCACGTCGTCATCCAACCTCGGCGCAGGCTCGACGACCTTCGCGGGCGTGGACAACGAGGTCGGCACCACGAACACGGGCTACACCGCGGGCGGCAACTCGGTCACCCTCACCAAGTCGGGCACGACGACCGTCACCGTCGTCCAGACTGCGGGTATCCAGTGGACGGCCGGGTCGGCCAACCTCACCGCGAAGTTCGCGTGCATCTACGAGGTGAGCGGCAACGTGCTCTGCTACGCCACGCTCGACTCGGGCGGCGCCGACGTGACCGCGACCAACGGCAACACCCTCACCGTGGGCGGCACCTCCGCGACGGTGTTCACCCTGGCCTAGTCCCGTGGCCGTCAGCGTTGTCAACAGCGCCAAGAACGGCGGCTATACCGCTGGCGGGACGGGCATCACCGTCACCCACGGGTTCACCCTAGCGGACGGCGACTACGTCGTCGCCTTCTGCTCCAAGGGAGACGACACCGGCACCGGCGACAGGTTCACCTCGTCGTCCGGCGGTTCGTGGACGGCGGCGCTCGGCGCCGCGATCACGAACACGACCGGCAACGACATGGCGACGAACGTCCTGTACCGCAAGGTCACGAACGCGGCGGGCGAGCCATCGACGTACACGTTCACGGTCGTCGGGACGACCGAGTCGCGGGCGATGACGGTCATCGTCGTCCAGGTGCGCGGCGCGGACGGCACGACGTTCCTCGACCAGACCTCGACGGTCAACAACGGCACCAACGACTTTACGCCGACCCACGTCAACATCGTCACGCAGACCGACGACGCGCTCGTCCTCATGGCCCATGCCGGGTCGCTCGCCGACGGTACGGCGACCGGGAAGACGGGCGGAGCGCCGAGCTACGCCGACGGCCTGCTCCAGTACCAGGGCGCAGCCGACTCCGGTACGGCCGGGTTCGACTCGTTCCTCGAAGTTGCCTACAAGGCGAACACCGGCACGGCCGGGACGCAGACGATCGGCGCCTGGACGGGCACCGCCGACGACTCCGCCTCCGAGTGGCACGTCCTCTCGATCGCGGTCAAGCCCAAGGCCGACGTCACCGCCCTGCCGACGGCCGCCAGCCTGACGTTGACGGGCTCCACGCCCACCGTCACGGCCCCGGCCCTCTCGCTTCCGACCGCGGCAAGCCTGACGCTCACCGGCTCCACGCCCACGGTCGAGGCGGGCGCCAACGTCACGGCCTCGCCCACCGCGGCCGCGCTCGTGCTGGCGGGCGATACCCCGACGGTCGCCACGCCGGTCGCCACGGCACCCACGGCGGCGAGTCTCGTCCTTGCCGGGGACACCCCGGCGGTCACGATCGCGACCGTCTCGCTGCCCACGGCCGCCGAACTCGTGCTCACGGGCGCCACGCCCGACGTCGCCACCCCC